CACTCTTTCCCTACACGACGCTCTTCCGATCTGTAGATATCGACGTTTTCGCGGCGCTGGCGTTCGTCCATGGATGCCAGGCGTGCCGTGAAGTCTATCTGCCAGGTCTGCGCCGGGGTGGTGATACCAGTGGCTTCTTTCGCACCGCTGTACTCCATGAGCATGGAACGAACCAGCACATTACCTTCGTTACCGTTGTGGGTTCTGATTTTTTTCTGTGTGGGTGCATGAACAATCATGGCCAGCGTGCTGGTTGCTTTGCTGACCAGTCCCACCCAGTTAAATTCAAAATCACCCAGCTCTGCCCCCAGGGTGACCGAATAAACCACGGCATTCTCATTCACCACGCCGGTTTTACCAACGGCCTGGCGGTGAACAATCTGATCTTCAGGCGGCAGGATTTCGTCGGGGGATACCGGCGTTTCCGGGTTGAGGTCCGGGACGTTTGCAAAAATAAACTCATCCAGCACAACGGGGGTGCCTTCCACCGCCTGCTGTGCCTTGAGCCGGATAAAGGCGCTGGTAATTACAGATTTCGCCATAAAGTCATACTCCTTCAGTCATTCACTCTGCCCTGGCCGTCCAGCAGATATACTCCCCTTCGTATGCGCCATAATGGATGATGAAGGGGTTAAGGGTTTCCACCTCAAAACGGTAACGGCGGCATGTCCTGCCATATTTGCGGATGATCTCCAGAAGAAGATCGCTGTTGTCGGCTATCTGGCTGTCTGTCACCCGCACCAGGATCACATCCCAGTCCACGCCGGGCTGGCGCTCGAGTAACTCCACGTAGCCGATGCCCAGCCGTTCAAAAATGGCGATAAAGCCCGCCACCTCGCCAGCCTCCTGTGCATTGATGAAGGCGTAACTGATGCGGCGGCGGTAGATCTCCGTGGGTTCCCCTTTAAAGCGGGTGATGTCCCGCTCCCATGCCAGCAAATCAAGTACAGGCTCTGCACATGTCATGGGGTCAAACTGGCGCACGGGCCAGGTGATCCATTCCCATACGCGGGACCAGAAAGCCTGCGCGGCCCGCAGCAGTTTGTCGGGTTCCCCCCTGTCCATCCAGGAGGGCAGTTTCAGCGAGCGAAGCCGCTGCAAAAAGTTATTCAATGACCACCTCCACTGTCAGGGATTCGAGCCGTGGCACGGCCAGATCGCTGATGATGTCTTCCAGTGAAAACTGAACCGAAGCCACCATCGGGAAGGTCTGATGAATTTCCTTGCCCAGCGTGGAAAACGAAAAGCGCGAATAGGGCCAGACTTTTTTCACGTTAAAGCGGGCGTTCTCCCTGAAAGCGCAGCGTATCAGGTCGTCGATATCCTGTTTCAGCCCTTCCGCGCCGTCCGGTGGCAGGGTGGTTGAACTTCTGATGTATACGGTGACCTCCAGACGGTGACGCGTCTCCGGCATGGCGAAACACTGCAAATCATCCCCGTGTCCGTGGTGCCCCTCTTCGTTGATGTAGCGGTTGACTGCTTCAATGAAAGGGGCAGAGGCCTCGCCGCTGTCCAGTAACAGGTAGGCGTTGGCCGTTCCCGGTCCTCTCGGGGCGTCGTGCTGAAAGTAGATCCGGTCGATGCTCAGGCCCGCCACGCTGGCAATAAGTCCCCGGTAGACGGCGTCCGTGTGGTAACTGCTCACGAGGTTAAACTGGTTGCGTATTCTGTCGCGCAGTTCGTCGTCGCTTTCCTCATCGGCACCCGGTACGGTCAGCCAGTCCTCCCGGTTCACCACGGATGCAATGCCGGGAATGGCAACGGGAAGGATACGGAAGTACCCCGGCGCGAGGTTGTGCCCGCTGCCTTCGGTGGTGGCTTCCACGGGAACGGATGCGCCGCTTTTACCGCTGCTGATAAGCGTTTCCTCCGTGACGGCCATGCTGTGTATCACGCCGTTGATTCTGGCGGTCTGGACGATGGTCCCTTCGGGGATGAGGACGTCATCATTTGCCCTGGTTTTGGCAAACCAGATCACGCCACGGGCCTTACTGGCCGGTTTTGGGGTGATGTTGACGTCGTGCGCATGAAGCAGAAGAAGTGACCGGTCAGCCGTGGCGACAAACATACCGGGCAGCACAACGTCAACCAGTGCATCACGCAGCCACTGAACGGGTCGTATGACAATGGTCAGAATGAGCCGCCAGAAGGGACTCATGGGCGAGGTGTTGGTGATGAGTCCGGTTTTCTGTACATCCTCATGAAAGAGGGTGGCGATCTCTTCTTCTGTTTCCGGCATACCGCTTTCACGGAATACCTGATTAAAATCAACGTCCGGTTTCCCTTTCATAGTTCACCCTGGTGTTTATGCGTCCAAAATCCTGTGTCTCTGCCGTCACATGCAGCCTGCCCGGTGCCTCTTCGTTAATGAACACCGTCCCCGGAACCAGCCGTTCATCATCCTCAACCAGGAGGATAAGCCGGGTAATGATGTCGCTGCGCAGAGTCGGGCTGCGTTCGCCGATAAGCAGGGCGGCGATCCCGCTTTCGATAATGCTGTGCACCACGTCCTGGCCGATGCTGACCCGGTTATCACATCGCTGTGGCTCGTTGCCGCTGTTCAGCGTAAAACTGCCGTCAGTGATAAGCAGGTCGATGTAAAGCGATGGCGTGTTCATCCCGCGTAAAGCTCCGTCCATTCATCCAGTTGCCCCGGCGTCATCGGGTTCTGCGTGTTGATTGTCAGATTGCCGAACGTCCGGCTGTTGTCGATACGGGTTGAGGTGTCCGTGCGTATCTGGTTGCGTATGCCTCCGGGTGGCAGCTCTGCGCTGATGCGGTTGCCTGCCAGTGTCGGGACGGCGGTTTCTGCAATCTGCGGAGGTACGGTGCTGCCTGTTGCGCCCCGCGTCATGGTGTTCACCTGCTCCGTGGGCTTCATGTCGATACTGATACCAGGGATTTTGTTCAGCTTTTCCGCAAGCCAGTTCCACGTCCGGTTAAACGAGTTTTTAATGACGTTCCATAAGTCCCCGAAGACGTTACCGATGATCCCCGCCATTTTCCGGAAGGATTCGACCGGGGCAGTCGGGTCAAATGCAGCCACCACGTCCTGCCACCCTCTGATGACGATGGCGAAGATGTCGACCAGGGTTCTGATCACGCTGATAACCACCTCCAGCGCGGGGGATATCAGGCTTACCGCTGCGGCCACCACGCGACCGCATGTTTCTCCGGCACGGGTGACGCTGTTCATCTGTCCCGTGGTCAGCTGTACCGGTGCAAACAGATCGGAGAAGGCACCGAACAGGGTTTTTATGCCCTGCCATACCGGGGTCAGCGCACGGGCAATGTCGCCGAACGCGGCAGTCACCGGGCTCATGGCGTCCAGTGCGCCGGTAAAACCATCAATAAAGCCGCGAATAAAGGCTTTGACGGGCTGCCAGAACTTAATGGCCACCACCACCAGAGCGGCGATGGCGGCGGCAACCAGGAGGACCGGGGCGCTCATGGTCAGAAACGACACGCCCGCCAGACGCGCGGCAAGACTGGTGGCAATGATGACGCTGCGTACTTTTGTGAGTGCAAGCGTGTACAGACTCCAGGCGGCCCTGGCGCCCTTTATGATGGCCTTATGGCCTTCCATGATGAAGCTGAACACACCCAGCACGATGTTCGTGACCGCACCGGCTGCGCCCAGCGCCAGCATGGTCAGCGTGATGTAACCCAGCCAGCGGGCGATGTTCGGGAACATGTTCAGCCAGCGCACGAACGTCGCGCCGATATCGGCAAAACGGCCAGCCAGTGGTGCGAGAATGGGGTAGAGGGCGTTACCGATGGCGGCCCGGATGTTGTAGAAGGAGGCCACAAGGCGGTCCCACGGGTCGGTCATGGCTTCCGCCATTTCCGTGGCACGCTTCATGCCGTCATTACGCCCCAGCGCTGATATGCTCCGGTTAAGCATTTCCTGCTGTCCCCAGAGTTTTTTAATCACGTCCGCGCCACTGCCGAAGGCGTCATCCAGCGCCTGTTGTGCCGCCACGTTACCCTCAATGTTCCTGCCGAACCTCGCCTGCAGACGGTCGAGGATGTCACCCATGGGTAAAATCTTCCCGGTGGCATCGACGAAACTCATCCCCATTTTTTGTGCGGCAGCGGGGGCACTGCGCAGGAACTCCTCATAGATGCCTGATGCCTCGGTGCCCATGGTCCGTGACAGGGTGCCCAGTATGGCAAACTGCTCTGCCATGCTGACGCCAAAATCCGCGCCAGCGTTTTTGGTGCCCTCAATAAGCTCCTGCATGGTGCTCATTTCCACGCCGAACTGCTGAACCATCCACGCGGTTTTACCAGCCAGATCTTCAGCAAAACCCACGGCACCCATGGCAGAAAACTCACTGCGGAAACGGGCACCCATGGCGGCAAGGTAAGTACTCGCCTCTTCACTGCTGACGCGGGCAGCCACGGCCAGGGTACTGGTTGCTGCCGTCACACGGGGTAAATCCCCGTCGCTCAGCCCGTCCAGTGCGCCGCGAATATGCCATGCGGAACGGATGATCTCCGTGGAAGACTGACCGAATGCGGTCCCCAGTTTCATGGCCTGCGTGGTGAGGTCGGTCAGCGCCTGCGCTCCGACGCCTTTGGCCTCAAGCTCGCTCAGCGCCTTCTGCATCTCCCACGCCGGATCCATTGCGGCGCGGATACCTTCAGCCACACCCCACAGTCCGGCCACACCCACACCGATACGCGCGAACGCGCCCTGCGAGCGTTCGGCGAATCCCGTCACGGATTCCTGAACCTGCCGCAGCGGGCGGGTAAGCTGGTCTGTCAGATTGATAATGAAATCCAGCTGGCTGGCCATGTCACCTTCCGTTAAATGCGATCGCTATACCTTCAGCGGTCTTGTTGGCGCGGGTACGGGCAAAATATTCATCCAGCCAGATGGCCCGGGCGATGCTCTCTTCGTCGTCCGGCTCTCCGGGGAGGTAGTGACGCCGCAATGCCAGATACTGCTCAAGGGGATTGCGGCGGATGCTTTCGACCCGCGCGGTCAGTTTTTTAACTCAATCTCCAGTTTCGGGGAGTAAACCTCGTTAATCTTCTCGACGATCTGCATCTCACAGCCCGGATAACGCGCAATCAGGTCAGCCAGTGCGTCGCGGCTGGCAGGCGTCACGATGCGGTTAAGATAGGTGCTCATCGGCGCCACCTTGTTGGTCATCGTGATTTCGTTGATGAGGTTGTTAAATGCCGTTTTGTTCGGTTCAAAGCTCAGGGTTACGCCCGCAACGGACAGGATGATGGTGCCGGTGTTCTTCGTGGTCATTGCAGTTTCTCCGTGTTTCGTATGGTTTCCACCAGGCTGTTATGCCTGGCGGCACATTCGGTGTAGCGGCTCGTGAGGGTTCGCAGTGCCGCATCAAAATCAGCGCCCGTCGGGCCTGCCAGTCTCGGCAGTGTCTTCGGGCATTCCGTCAGCTGGTTTTCCTGCCAGGGTACGCTCAGCGGCTTCAGCACGGGCGTTGAACAGCCGGACGTAATCATCAGTAGCGCACACATTGCGGAATACCGGGCGGACGGTTTCCGTGTGAATAACGCGTTCAGTGTGAATTTCATTGCCCTTTAACGCCTCCAGCCGTTTTTCCAGTATGCGGGCGGACTGCTGCCCGGCTTCTGTCACCGCACGTCGCGTGGCTTCCATGGCTTCCTGTTCGGCAAGCGCCACCCTGGCGTCATGCCAGTCATGGGCCAGCCAGCCCGCCCACATGGCGGCAAAGAGGAGCACCAGGCAGCCCGCCAGCTGTTTCATCATTTCATCCCGTTGTGCTCAAGGCTGAAATGATTGCCGTCCGCCCGACTGAAGCGCCCGCCCCATGTGCCGCCGATGGATTCCCAGTATTCCCCCAGCGGCCTGTAGGCGTCGGTGTCGGTCTGGTATTCGCCGTTAATAAACAGGTTGAAGTCCACCGCGAGGCGCAGGGTGTGAAGGCTGTTGCGGATGCCTTTTCCGGTTTTCGCATTTAGTGCTGCCTGCTCCGGCGTGCGGTATGCCTCACCGAAGGTCAGGCGATAGCCGTGCTCCTGCGCCCAGTGAATAAGGTCGGCAATCATGACGGCAAACAGCTGTTGTTTTTCGCTCAGTTTCATCAGTCACTCCTCTGTTCCGTCCCCGTAAGGCGCGCCTGTGCCACGCTGAAATAGTGGGCGTTCAGTTCAATACCCGTAAAACGGCAGCCCCGGCGAAGGGCGGCCACGCCCGTGGTGCCGGACCCCATAAACGGATCGAGGATCAGCCCTCCGGGTTCACACACGCGCACAAGCTCATCCATCAACGATTCCGGTTTACCTGTCGGGTGCTGTTTCTCCTGTGGGCGTGTGTGGTGCGTGGTGCAGCCGTCGAACGGCCCGGAAGGGGATTTGCCCAGCGCGCCTTTACTGCCCCAGACCACATATTCGCACTGGTGACGAAAATAACCGGTATGCGGTGTTCTTGAGGCCCGTCCCTTGTTCCATGCCACGATCCCCCGCCAGGTAAAGCCGGCGGCCTGGAATGCGTCCGTCAGCGCGGGCAACTGCCGCCAGTCGGTGAAGACCAGGGCGTAACCACCGGGTCGTACCGTGCGCCATGCCTGTGTCATCCACAGATGCGTCCAGTATTCCCATGAACGGGCGTCCATGTTCTCGCCTTCGAAGCCTTCAAAGCGGTGAAGATCTTCATCGTTGATGTATTTGGCGTGGCTGCCCTGGCATGTCCGCCCCGCCTTGTGTGTGGCACCTGAACTGTATGGCGGGTCTGTGATGAGCGCGTCCACACTGTTTTCCGGCAGCATCCGCAGAACGTCATGCGCCTGCGCGTGATACAGGCTCAGGGAAGGCGAAATGTAAGGCTTATGGGTCATTTCTGCGTTCCTTCTGCTTCAGGTAGCGGTCTGCCAGACGGCAAAAGCATTCTTCAATAAAGGCGCTGCCCATAATGCCCAGCGCGCACGCCAGACCGACCACAACCAGCTCCGGCATGTCCGGAAATTTAAACAGCGGAATGGCGGCAACCGGTGCCACGGCAGAGCCCATAATCATTCGCCCGATAAGCAGACGGGCTGTGATGCGATCGCGGCTCACCATGAGACGCCCCAGCCCGATGGCAGCACCGATGATAATCAGTTTTGCCAGGAGTGAAGTCTGACCGTCCGGCATGGCATCACCCCTTCAGATCGCGGGTGTCACGGGCTGACAGGTAGGGCACGCCGTCAATGTTGATAAAGTCCGGGCTTGTGACCATGAACTTGATTTTTTTCGTGGTCTTTCCGGCTTCGCCTGCGCTGATGTTCACCACGTCCGACAACATGGGGACGCAGCCGAATACCTCGATTTTTTCCTCCTCGCTGCCGTTGTTGGCATAAAAGAGAAAATCCTTTTCAGGAATGGCACGCCACGACCCCGCAGAGCGGGCCACAGCACCAAACTTTTTAAAGTTCTGCGCGTCGACTTCCACCTCCACATCGGCAGAAACAGAACCACGGGTGTAGCCGTTCGGCACACCGCGCGTCTGTGCCACGGCGCTGTTGTCGGTGATGGTGACGGTGGCGCTTTCCACGTGGATCATGATCCCGTCGTAGTTGATATCAAACGCGCCGCCGCTGATACGTTCATTTCCGGCCATGTCAGATCTCCAGTGCTGTGTCGAGTTCAATACTTACGCCAATGGCTTTTGCGCTCTCGTAGGGGCGTACCACAATGTAAATCTGCACGTGTGTACTGCTGGTCCAGACGATGGTGATATCCCCGTCCTGTGGCGGTTTAACCTCGCCGGGGAACGGTACGCCGTTAATCTCTGTGGCGAGCGCCATTTCACGCAGCGTGCGGCTGAAATATGTCTGGCTGGCGGCAATGCTGCCCGGTGTGCTGTTGAGCGCGCGATCCGCAAGGCGGGCAATGGCACGCAGACGTACACGGCGGGAGACCTTATCCACCACGCGCACGTTTTCGATGACCTGGTAATCGCCCCCCTCCACATCAAGGGTGCGTCCGTCTGACCAGTAGAGCCCGTCGAAATCGTGATACCACATGGGCACGCTGAAGCGTTTGCCTTCCAGCGAGCGTAGCGTGGCCAGCTCAAGGGGCTGTTTCTTGCCGTCCTGCGGGATCTCATCGTTACCCATCGCCACCAGAGCACCGGTTGCCACGCGTGCCGGGCTGTCCGCAACGGTGACAGAAGGATTACAGAGACGGCCCGCCAGTACGCCGGGCTCATTTCCCCATAAGCGGGGAACCACCATCACGCCAGGTGCTGCCACGCCGTCCTGTATGGCACTGATGCGGGTGACGTATGCCGCCCATGCCTCATCCCTGCCCGGTCCGGCCACGCACAGCATGAACCAGACAAAACGGCCATAAGCGGACTGAAGCAGGGCGCGGGTTTCGGTGGCGCGGTTAACGGCATCTTTAGCCGTGATGTCAATGGCAATCACCACGCCTTCGGCAGAAGCAATGGTCTGCGCTTTTTTCACCGCGTCCACCCATGCGGCGTTAGCGTCGCCGCCCTCCGGTGTCGGGGGTTTGGGTTCAGACAGAACGTGAACATAGGCAAACCAGTTTTGGCCACCGTTGGCGATTGCGGCGGTAAGCGTGGATTTAAGCAGGCTTTCATCCGGTCCCAGCACGTCGTCCAGGTCGGTCTCAGGGGAGACGGAAAGGGTGTTACCTGTGTTCTTTTTGCCATAGCCCACAAAAAGCAGCGTGCGCTCCACTTCACGGGTGGCACCGTTGAAACGGTTCTGATGGCTTACGGTTACATTCGGCCAGCTCACGGTGTGACTCCTTATCTGATATCCTGTGCGTCAACGTCCAGGCCGTAGCCCATTGCGTTCATCTGGCGTGCCAGGATGTGTGAAAACTCTTCGTTTGTTACCCCCAGAAAGACGCGCGACGGAAGGGTAATGGTCCATGTCCTGGCCTTCTGCTGACGTGGTCCGGCGATAATCTGATCCTCCATAACGGTGATCAGCAACCCGGCCTGCGCCCGCGAAAGCGTTAACAGGTATTTCATGGATGCTTTCCGCCAGCGCCCCTTCTGACGTACCTTAAAGCCCAGCTCCCGCAGTCGTTTTGCCTGTCGGCGGGTGGCGGTCTGCCCGCTCTGGTCCTGACCGCTGAAGCTGTCAGCACTGACCCGGATTTCTGCGCCGTTGTGGTGAACCCAGCCCACGGCACCGGCACTGATGCGGCTCCTGCCACTGGTGTGATTGCCGTTACGGAAATAAACCTTTACGGCATCCTGTCCGGGCATCTCACGGACCGCCAGAAGACGCGGCAGCTTTCTGAACATTTTCCCCTTGCCGCGTTTCCGGGGTGCCCATGCTGTGCCGTCCGGCGCGGTCTGATCGCGCTGATGGCGTCTGGCTGCGGCGATAATGCCGTGCCGGGCAATACGCCATAACAGGCGACGGCGTTTTTTCGGGGGCAGATCCAGCGACTGAAGCATCGCCTGCGCTTCTGCCAGCTGCTGCGGGTTCAGCTGGCCGCTTATCATTCGCGGCTCCTGCTGACAAACAGATCCATGGTTTCCGCCGTCCAGATTTCAGGGTTAACCAGTGTCCAGCGTTTCCCCCTGTACGGAACGGGGCCGTCCTTCTGCACCCGGATGATCAGCGGGTCAGCCAGTCCCACCGTGATATCGAGAAGGCACGAGTCCTCATCGTTAAACTGCGGGTCGACGTTCACATCCTCCGGGCGGAATTCCTCCCTCAGCGGGTCCGCGTGCTCTTCCAGCCAGGCCATGACCAGCGCGTAAACCAGCCCCGGTGAGTATTTGCGGAACGGGAAGTTATCCCATGCAATCACGCCGGTGTACGTCATCACGCCCATGCGGATCTGGTCGTTACCCAGTGCCTTCTGACTTCGGATAAGTTGCGCGTCTTCCTGACTGCTCATGAAGAACTGCATGGCGTCAGACGGCAGATTTTCGGTAATGAAGGCGGTCAGGCTTTCCAGCTGGTTCATATGATGTGCACTCCCGCGCGTCTGTGCCCCAGCATGTTACGCATGACCAGCGAGGCTTCAGCCAGTAAGGTGGCGCGTGTGTCCTCGCTTTCCTGCCCCGGATAGGTTTCACGGCGACCAATGGTGGCGAACTCGCCCATAAGATCGGCCTTGGCACGGGCATAAACGGCCTTTTTGTACTGTGCGACCAGCTGGGTTTCATCGCCCAGCCTGGCCCCCGGTACGTCTGCGGCGCGTTCATGCCCCTGCGCCTTCCAGTGCGCCACAACCGGCGCCAGCGTGGTGTTCACCTCGGCCACTGCGGCAAGCAGCGCCATGGCCGCCGTGTCGTCGGGTAAATCAGCCGGAAGCGTGCGTGACCCCTGAAGCTCAGCCAGATCAAGGTCCGGCCAGAACGGCTCGCCGTTTGTCACCGTCTGCGGTGTGGATTTCAGCGGTTTACCGCTGACGCTGAAGCTCGGTTCGCTCATGACGTGCCTCATATGAATAAAAAGGCGGGCTGTCCGGGATTCCACGGCCATACAGTTTCCGTCACTGATGCCTCCTCCCGCGCCCGCCCGGCCCTGCGGGTAGTCGTTTACGCTGCATTAAGGGCGCTGATGCGTGCCCTGATGCGCGCCCTGATACTTTTTACGCCAGCGGTACGGCTCAGTGCTGCCGCCTGTGCCAGGTATGCGTCTGCCTTTTCCAGTACGGCAGTATCATTAATCGCGGTGGCTCTCGGTTTGCCCGCCTCGTCGCGCAGAAGATACAGCCCGGCAAATCTGAACCACTTCGCGCGGATTTCCTCATGCAGCCGCCACGAGGTGGTGACGTTCCTGAAGGTGCGCGAAAAATACGGCTCTATGCTGTGTCCGGCCTCGCTGTTGTCGGTGGCCCACTGCAGCACCGTGTCTGCCACGAAGGCGGGCAGGGTGCTGCGGAAGTTGTCCGGTGTTGCCTGGCCTTCACTGATGGCAATGTCTGCCCAGTCAAGGGCGCGACTCAGGTCGCCCGTGTCGAACAGCCAGATGATGCAGTACACCAGTACCGGGCAGGCGTGGCGCTTTCCGTCAGCGATATAGCGCTCCGCGACGGGCAGCCAGCGCGGCAGGAGAATGTCGCGCTTGAACGCCAGCCGCTCTTCGCGGACCGGAAGACTGCGCAGCCGTGCCACATCGCGATCAAGCTCCGCGCGTAACAGGTGGAAGCTGACCGGGGAGGCCGTTAGCGCCTCCCGGCGTTCGAGTGCCTCCTGTGTGCGGATTTTCGCCCGGTGCCGCTGGCAGGGTGTCATTGCGCCGCCCTCCGTCCTCAGCCGCCGACGCCCGGTACGGCTTCTGCGCCCTTGATGGTCAGTTTGTCGTAGGCCGCGTAAATTTCGTCGTGCTCCACGGCGTAACCTTCCATGCGCAGATAGTTGTTTTCGAAACGCTTGCGATCGTCGTTCCACTCTGCACGGCGCTGACGGGTACCGCGCTGCGTGTAGATGTGAAGGTTCGCCAGCGTGGTGACAATCAGACGGCCTTCCGGCATAAACGGCGGGGTGTATGCCGTCAGTCCGGCGATCTGGCGACCGATAAGCTGTGCGGCCACTTTTTCGGTGGGGGCGTCGATGGCGTTAAGCAGCGTCACCTTGTCCTGTGCCACAAGATCGGGGGCTACCAGTACCACCAGATCCGGATGACCACGATACGACTCATCAATGAGGGTGTGCACGAGATCTGCCACGGCTGCATCCAGCCCGATAAAGTCGCCACCCTTGCCCAGCGTCGGGCCAGCCTCCACGATCTGTTTTGCGCTTCGGGCTTTGACGATGGCATGCCAGCCGGTGTTGACGTCCTCGCCGTTTTTGTTGGTTACCGGGTCAGTATTTTCGGCCACGCTGGTACCGTTAAAGGCGATGCGCAGGATATCCAGCGCGATCTGTCTGTTAACAAAATTCTGAATGCGGTTAAAGAACTCGTTTTCACTTCCTGCGTTCGCCCAGGTGACCAGTGTGGTGTACAGGAGGTGGGCGCCGGAATCGGTTTCAGCCAGCTTGTATTCATTCCCGGTAACACCCAGCTGAATGGTGAAGCGTCCGTCCTTTTTACGTCCGGTGTGGAGGCCCGGCGTGCCGGTGGTGACCACCTGGCCTGTCACCTGTTCAACATCCAGCACGTTCGGCAGTTTTGATAAAAACTCGTCGGAGTGCATGATGGCGTCACGCAGCGCGGTCTCCTTCGGGTCAGACAGCGCAAAATAGCGTGTGACGTCGTCAACCCCGTTTGCCGCGCCCAGCCCGGCAGCGTACTTACGAAGCAGTGATTCGGTTTTCTGGTTCAGTTGCATGTTGCGTGTCCTTAAACAAAGTCAAACGGTTTTTCGCTTTCTGCCGGTGTGCCAGCCGGGCGTGGCGTGATGCCGGTGGCTGACAGCTTCGTGGTCAGGTCGTTAAGTTTTTCGGCAATGGCTTTGATTTCTTCTTTGTCGGTGTCGTCCCGGCGACGGGCGGCAAAGCGGCGGTAACGTTCGCCTTTTTCCGGTGTGATGGTGCTGAAGGCTTTGATGGCGTCTTCCAGCTTCGCTTTTGCAGCGGTAAAGGCTTCGGCCTTAACCTCGTCTTCCGGGGCGGCTTTCACTTCTTCTGCCAGCTCTGCCACCTCTGCGGCGGCGTCGGCGATTTCGGCGGCGATTTCCGCGACTTCGGCTTTTGCTTCTTCCGGCGTGTCTGCTGTGCCCTCGCCAGTGGCAGCGGCGCTGCCGCCTTCCACCAGGGTGATCAGCTTTTCAAGCAGTGCTTTAATTTCGTCCATTTTTGCGTCCTCGCCTGTATCAGGCTTACTGGTGTCGGTGTTGTCGGTCTGTCCTGCGCTGAACAGGCGTTTCAGGAATGATTCAGGTTTACGGGGGGCCGGGGAGGTGTCCGGTGACAGGCTGCCCAGCGTGAACGTCTGGCAGTTCGCCCGCTGTGCCGTGTATTCCTCGTTGTTCAGGGTGAAGCGTATTTTTTCCGTCCCCAGACTGGCGGGGATATCCGTCACCGCCACGCCCAGGAGATAGTCGCGTCCGCTCCGGGCGAAGTTCTCCACTATCTCGGCGGATGTGAACAGCTTCTGCCCCAGTCTGTTGGCTTCAATCAGGTACTGGTTAGGGACCAGCCGTGCGTAGAGGCGGGTTTTACCGTCCTCGCCGGTTTCCGCTTTCAGTGAGTCCACTTCACCCAGATTACTGGTGTACTGGCGGTGTCCGATTTCTTCCTCATGCCAGGGCCACAGCATCGCCGTGTAGGTGTTGCGGGAATAGGTTTCAGCGGCATCAGTCAGCCACTGCGGATCAATTTCGCGGCCGTCAACGGTCGGTCCTGATGTGGCGATACATATCCAGTCGGTCATCAACGTTGGCTGCGGCATCGTGGCCTCTTTTACGTGAAAATCTGAAGAACTCCGGTGAGTGTCGGGATTTTTACAGCGGGGGGCTACTGGCTGAATTCGGCTGCCTTCGGATAACGCGGGATAGCCGAACACAGCCGAAATTTTCTGCCTGAATGCGGGCCGGATGCGCCGCCATAATGGGCGCATGGCTAAATATTCTGACGAAATCAAAGAGGCGGCGCGATCGCTTTACCTGAAGCGGTGGCACCCCCGCGATATTGCGGCGGAACTCGGTATTCCGCCGCGCACGGTTTACCACTGGTGTGATGTGGGGCAGTGGGCCGCCCTGCTGCCCGCCGAATCCGTTGAGGACGTGATCGCCCGGCGTATTGATGTGCTGACCGGACGGGAGGGCAAGACAGAGTGTGAACTTGCCGAACTGCGTGAACTTATCGCACAGCACGTGAAGATCATCGCCCAGAAAAACAAACACGCTGAAAGGATGGCGGAAATTTCCGCCCTGCGTCCGGCAGGGTATGAGGACGGCGCGGCTGCGGGGACCTGCGGCGGGGGAGAAGGGAAAAAGCGGCGCTACCGGAAAAACGACGTTTCCGGACTGACTGCTGAAATGCTGGATGAATGGGCGCGTAAAAATCTTTATGCCTACCAGCTGCACTGCCGCGAGAACCGGCACCGTGAGCGCCGTTTCATCCTCAAGAGCCGCCAGATCGGCATGACCTGGTATTTTGCATGGGAGGCGTTCGAAGATGCGGTGGTGACCGGTGATAACCAGATTTTCTTTTCTGCGTCACGGGTACAGGCGGAAATCTTCCGTGAATATATTATTGATTTCGCCCAGCAGTTCGGGATCACGCTCACGGGTAAGCATATCCGTCTGAGCAATGGTGCAATGCTGCGCTTCCTGTCCACCAATGCCAGTACCGCCCAGGGATTTAACGGCCACCTTTACGGCGATGAGGTGTTCTGGATCCCAAAATTCACGCGACTGCATGAAGTGGCCTCGGCAATGGCGACCCACGACAAATACCGCACGACGTATTTTTCCACACCCAGCGCCAAAACCCACCAGGCTTATCTGGTCTGGAACGGTGACGACTGGCGCGGGGATGACCCGACGCGTCGTGCTGTTGAGTTTCCGAAAGAAAGCGCGATGCGTGTGGGCTGTGAATGCCCTGACGGGATCTGGCGCTACATTATCCGGCTGGAAGAGGCGGTGGCGGGTGGCCTGTCTGCACGGGTTGATATTGAACGTATCAGGAACCTCTACAACCCGACCACCTATGCGATGCTGTACGGCTGCGAGTTTGTTGACAGCAAGGATGCGGTATTTAAGTTCTCCGAACTGGTCAGGTGCGAGGTGGAGATGGAGACGTGGGGTGACTACGATCCCACGGCGGCACGTCCGTTCGGCAATCGTGAGGTGTGGGCGGGCTTTGACCCGTCAAGGTCCGGGGATAATTCCACGTTTGTAATTGTGGCTCCGCCTGTACATGAAGGCGAGCGGTTCCGTGTGCTCGCCGTCTGGCAGTGGCAGGGGTTTAACTTCACCTGGCAGGCCGATCAGATCCGCGAACTGATGCAGCGCTTTAACATTACCTATATCGGCATAGATATCACCGGTATCGGGAAAGGGGTGTTTGATATCGTCAGTCGCTTTGCGCCACGTGAGGCTAACGCCATTCTTTACAGCGTGGAGAGCAAAAACCGCCTGGTGATGAAAATGATAGACGTGGTGGCCCATAAGCGTATCGAGTGGGCGAAAGACGCCATTGATGAGGCCAGCCGTGAACGCACGGAGATCCCCGCGTCGTTCATGTCCATACGCCGCACCACCACAAAAAGCGGTAACGCGCTGACGTTCGTGGCGGAACGGTCGGATGTTACGGGGCATGCGGATGTGTTTTTTGCCATTTCGCACGCCGTGATTAATGAGCCTGTAGATTATGACTATGAACGCCCGTCCACATGGGCCTTCGGGAAAGCCGCATGAGCAAGAAACGCAGAAACAAAACGTCACGCGTGACGAAAAAAGCATTCACGCCCGCACGTGGCAGCACAATCACCTTTGGCCAGCCGGAACCGGTGCTGACCACCGGCACGGACTACCATAACATCTGGTATGACAACGAACACAACCACTGGCAGCTGCCGATTAACCGCCTGGCACTGGCGCAGCTCCCGAACCTTAACGCCCAGCATGGTGGGGTGCTGTATGCCCGCCGTAACATGGTGGCGGGGGGCTATACCGGTGGTGGTCTCACAACGGACCAGATGGAACAGGCGGTATTTGACTACCTGTTGTTCGGCGATCTCGCCCTGCTCAAGGTGCGTAACGTATTCGGCGACGTCGTGGCACTTGAGCCGCTTCCGTCGCTGTATCTCCGGCGCCGCAAAACCGGTGAGTTCGTGGTGCTTCAGGAAGGCCCCGCGCTGGTCTATACGCCGGAAGATATTATCTTTCTGCGGATGTATGATCCGCGTCAGCAAATTTACGGGCTGCCGGATTATATCGGTGGCATTCACTCGGCGCTGCTGAACAGCGAGGCCAGCCTTTTTCGTCGCCGTTACTACAACAACGGGGCGCATATGGGGTTTTTGCTGTATACGAACGACCCGGGGATCACTACGGAGATGGAGGATGAGATCCGCGAGAAGGTGGCGGAGTCTAAGGGGCTGGGAAACTTCCGCAATCTGTACATCAACATCCCCAAAGGTTCGCCGGATGGGGTGAAAATTATTCCGATTGGTGAGGTGAGCGCCAAGGATGAATTTTCAAACATCAAGGGGATCAGTGCCCAGGATGTGTTTACGGCACACCGTTTTCCTGCCGGTCTTGCGGGGATCATCCCCACGAACGGGGCCACCATCCCTAACCCGGAGACGACGCGTGAAACGTACCGCAAGGATGAGGTGATACCGCTTCAGCGTAAAATCATGAACGCCGTGAACAGCGATCCCGATATACCGGAACACCTTTATCTTTGTTTTGATGTGGATGCCGGGCATGTGGCGGAAGAAAAAGCGGTGCCGGTCGGGTAAAATGTCCTCCCCGGGATACGTGTTATCGGGAGGTAAGATGCGGATTTTTAAAGCCCGGTGTCCGGACTGTGGCGCACCTGCTGTCATCCGGAAGACAGACTGGAAAACCCTTGAACTTGCGGATCTTTACTGTGCATGCAGTGATGTCGAATGCGGGCACACCTTCGTCTGTACGATGACCTTTTCCCATACCCTCAGCCCCGGTGCCCGCTCCTGTCGCAATATGGTGAAGTTCCTGGTGGATGCCATGCGCCCGGAAGATCGCCGGTATGCGCTTGAACTTCTGTCGCGGCGTTCCTGACGCGCTTCGCTTGTCTGCTGCTTCAGATCGGAAGAGCGTCGTGTAGGGAAAGAGTG